AGTAAATAAAAATAAGGATAAGTAATTGGCTACGTTAGAAGAACAACTTGAATCAGCATTGGAAGGCACTCAATCAGCAATGTCTGCTAGTGACATTGGAGAAATGCTATCAGGCACGGCTACGTCTATACAACCGGGAACGATTACACCAATAACTTCTCAACAAAGTAATCAGCTATCTTGGAACAATGTGTTCAAGAAGATTTCGGAAGGCATAGAGTTACAGCCGGGAGAAGGATTACCTGAAGTACCTAAGAACATACCGGCTAGTACTTTTTATCGTACAGCTACTCAAGCAGGTTCTCTTCCGGCTGGTGGATCACAGTTCTCTACACAACCACTTGCTCCTGAAACACCTGCAATGGAAACAGGTGTTACTGAAACTGCTACTACGGAACCTGAAACAACTGTTACTTCTGATGCACAAAACGTAGCAAGACAAGTTCAAGAGGCGGTCGATCTGCATGAAGGATCAGGCACTGACGTTGATTTTTACGAAGACCCGTTTGCACAGCACATGGAACAAACAAGAATTGAACAGACTAAAGCACTGGGTCTTGATCCAAATGCTATTGGTATAGAACGTGTTAAAAATGATATGGCATTGCTTGGTTCTGCCGTAGGGAAAAGAGCAGGCGATCCTAAAACTTGGTTAGGTTTAGCACTTCCAATGGAACTAAGCATACCTCTTACAATACTTCAAGGTGTATTCAGCGAAGGTCACGGGCAAATAGGCTTATCAGGATTAGTTTCAGACGATTATTGGGGTGAAGATATGAGTACAAAAGACACTCCTACACAGGTTTATGGTTTTGCAAAAACTAGTTCTAAGGACTTCTGGGGCGTAGCTGTAGATAAATTTGGAAGAGAAGTGGTTCAAGGAGGGAATATGAAAGGGGTAGGTATAAGTGGTATAGCTACAATAAGGGGACAGGCAGCGTACGATGCAAGACAAAAACAGTTGAGCATGGAAAAAGACCCACATCACCCCTATGGATTTGGAGGCGATACTATAGGTGTATCTCCTCCTGATGCAACGATAGCTGCATCTCCTCCCGGTCAAGCGTACGGTGATCCAGATGATGAAGATGATTACGATCCTGGGACAGACTATGGCCGGTCTGCTTTAGGTGTTACTGCTGCAGAACAAGAAGCTGCTATGGCAGAAGGTGACGAAGGTAGCGGCGGTTACGATGCCACTGATGAATTAGGTGGAGAAGACATGTAATGATAAAAGGAACAACTCACAATGGGACTATATACAAAAGATTTTGATCTAAAACAAGAAGGCGGTCCAGTAGAAGCTGGCTTTGCAGAAAATCCAGAGATGGCAAGTCTGGGTATGGTCAACGAACCAGAAGCTATGCCACCACAAGAAGGTGGTAATGAATCTGTAGCTGACGATATTCCGCAAGAGGCTAATGACGGCGACTACGTATTGCCCTATGAAACTGTACTTCTATACGGTATCAATCAACTAAATCGTTATGCAAAGGAAGCAATTAAACTAGCACAGAAAAACAATGTCGATCTGTCTGCTGCCAACATTGATCCTGAAGATGACGTTCCAATTAAAATCAGTAACTATGAGTATGTTATTCCCAAAGGTCTTGTTCCATTCTTTGGTGGAGGACAGAAGTATCTGAATAAAATTCGTGATGAAGGTCTAGCGTTTAGACAAGAATTACAAGAACGTGGTGAAGGTGACGCTGCCGCTCAACAAGAAGCTGCCGCTCCTGTCGGTCCTCAGATGGATGAAAGTTTTCTTGGCGCACCGCCACCCATGATGGACGCACCACCTGAAATGATGCCGATGGATGAGACAGCTATGGCACCGCCAATGCCACCGCCACCTCCGCAAGCGGTTCCCATGGAAGCAATGCCGCCAATGATGCAGAAAGGTGGATTTGTGTTATCTAAAGATCAGGATGCAGAAATACTAGAACAAGATAAGCCTGAAAGCGCAGAGTCAAAGCGTGTACAAACACAACAACCTGCAATGGTAACACCTGACGGAAAGAGAACACAACAAGGTCTGTCTGCACCAATGGGTTATAAACACGGTGGAGAAATACACGAAGGTCTAGGTTTTCAAGCAAAAGATATCAATCCAGCAAACGTATCTCAAATGAGACAAAATGCAGAAGATGCTGTTAATCTTCTTAAAGGATATGAAAAATCATTTCTTGGTAAGCAGCGCACAGATGAGAAATTAGTTTGATGCCTACAGACCAGTTCATTGATTTTCTTAAATACGTAGAGAATGGTTCTAAGATTGGTTGGAACGAAGAAAAACAACTTTGGTTTCCACACCATTCACCAGAAGGGGGCAATGACACTATTGCCTATGGACATAAACTGTTAGACTCTGAAGTAGAGATGGCAAACAACGGTCTGACCGATGACGAAGTAGAACAACTTCTCATTGAAGACCTGCACACAGCTGAAAGTGGTGCCAGAAACATTCTGCTAACTCACTTTAACGATAACTTTGATGACCTGTCACAAAACGGTCAGGAGATGCTGATTGACTTCGCTTATAACCTTGGAAGCTACGGACTAAAAAGCTTTCCTAAGTTTGTAGGTGCAGTTTGCAGCAACAATATGGAGGTAATGTGCGCTGAATACAAACGGTATTATACTGATGGATTTGGCGCGAAGAAAGAATTGAAACAACGTAATGAAGAATTTTACAAGTTGTTTCTAGCGTAGACGGCCACCTGCAATAGCGGCACCGTCGTATAACACACCTACCGATGGCAACCTACACACTGTGTAGCCCCAATAGAAGGAGAGGTAAGAATGATTGACGAAAACTTAAATGAGGAAAACGAAACGGAACTAGAACCTACCCCGTATCAGAATGATTACAGGCGTAACTTAGAAGAACCACAGTTTAACGAAGAAGAAGATGCAGATAACATTGACGACCCCGTAGAGGCTACTCGTCAACAACTTGCTCAGACTGAGGGTCTAGCTTCTAAGAGAGGTGAAGAACAAACTCACAACTTCAAGAAACGTTATGATGATTTAAAACGTCATTATGATAATAAGTTGAACGAATGGAAACAAGAAAAAGAACTGCTTAGTGCTAAACTTTCTGTAGAGGCAAAAAAACATGATATACAAGAGTTGCCCAAGACCGAAGAAGAATTAAGCGAGTTTAAAGAAAAGTATCCTGATGTTTATGATGTTGTTGAAACTATTTCTTCACTACAAGCTAACGAACGTGTACGAGACATTGAAGAGAGACTTCATGATTTGCGTCTAAAAGAACAAGAAGCTGTTGTTCAAACTGCCGCAAAACAACTAATGAATCTCCATCCTGACTTTGAAGTTCTCAAAGAAAGTGATGTGTTTTTAAGTTGGCTTGACGAACAACCTGCTAGCATTGCTGATGGCATCTATAAAAATAACACAGATGTTAAATGGGCCGCTAGAGTTATCGATTTGTTTAAGGCAGATAATAATATTAAAACGTCTAAACCTCGTAACAAGTCTAAGTCAACTAAAGGACCACAATCTAATCAACGAAGAAACGATGCTGCACAAGCGGTAACTAGAACAAACACTAAGATGTCTCTAGAACAGTTTCAAGATGATAAAAAGATTTGGTCTATTCAGGAAATATCACGACTCAAACCTAACGAGTACGAACTAGTCGAAAAGGAAATCGACAAAGCTGTACGAGAAGGTCGAGTCATGGATTCCGTAGGATAAAACAGCACTCGTCTATGATATAAAGGAGATATTATCATGGCATTTACTACTGCTGCAGGGTACGGTAATCTACCGTCAGGTAACTTCGTACCCGTCGTTTATTCTCAAAAAGTCCTCAAATTCTTTCGTCGTGCTTCGGTAGCGGAAGCTATCACCAACACCGACTACGCTGGAGAAATTGAGAACTTCGGGGATACTGTTAATATCATTAAAGAACCAACCATTACGGTTAATGCCTATCAACGTGGCAGCACCGTGAACACTGAAGCTTTGGCCGATGACCAAATTCAGTTGGTGGTTGACCAAGGCAATTACTTTGCCTTTAAGGTCGATGATATCGAAGAACGCCATAGTCACCTAAACTTTGAGGCACTTGCCACATCGTCTGGTGCTTATACTCTGAAGAAAGCCTACGACTACAATGTTCTGAAGAATATTGCAGACAATGCGGCTACGCCTTCGGGTACTCTACAGACGCAAACAACTTCTGCTAACACCGGTGATGAAATTGCCGATCTGGTAGCACAAGCTGCAGCGGAACTAGACAAGAACGATGTACCAGAAGAAAATCGGTGGCTCGTAGCAGCACCCGGTTTCTACGAAGTGCTTCGTAGCGCGTCTTCTAAAATTATGGACATGTCGATCACTGGTGGCGCACAATCGCCACTGTTGAACGGTAAAGTTACGAATCAACAGCTTCACGGCTTTGATCTGTATCAGTCCAATGCAATCGGTGTCAGTACTACCGGCTCCGCTGCAACGCACGTCTTCAACGACTCCGCAACCTCTGGACACACCTTGATTCTGTTTGGTCATATGTCTGCAGTTGTTACTGCTTCGCATATTGCTAAAACGGAAGTCATTCGTGACCCGAACAGCTTTGCTGACATTGTACGTGGTCTTCACGTATTTGGACGTAAGGTTATTCGTGGATCAGGTACTGGCTACAAAGGCGTATTCAAAGGCTTGATGGACCTAAATAGCTAAAGGAGGGAATGAACAATGGCTACTTATAATCGTACTGTTACGGGCGGTGGCACTGTTGGACATCCTTCCAATGCTGCTGTTCCCTATGTCGTTACGTCTCCCGTCTGGGATACTGCTGACGGCGGTACTGGTGGGGATGTCGTTCAACTGATCGATGTTCCTGCTGATACCATGATCGTTTCTGGGTGTCTAGAAGTTCTAGAAGCCCGTGGCAACGGTCAGATTACTGTAGATGTGGGATTTACTGGTGGTGATGTAGACTGTTTTATTGACGGTTCTGTTGTTGCTGCTGGTTTTACTCCATTTCTAGAAGCTGCTGTAGGTGCATCTGGTGCTAACGCACGGATGCTAACAAGTGCTGACACTATTGATGCTCTCATCCTTGATGGTGGGTCAACTGGTGAAAGTGCGCTACGTTTCCGCATTCACGTTGTTTTGGCTGACGTTTCAGTCAATCCTGTTGAATCGGCTACGGTGTCTACTGGCACGTAATCTATAACTACAGTTTCGTGGGGTATCTGCAAAAACCCCACACCCTTTCTTGTATTGTATTGTTTTGTATGAAAGGAAACAAAATGTATTTTTTTAAAATACTTAATGCTGACGAAATTAAAACTTGTACTGAGAAACTAAAAGATTATTCTGCTTTTAGTGATGGAAAGAAAACACAACCAGACTCCTCTATAAAGAGTAACACCGAGTCACTTAACATACCGGACGAAGTACGAAGAATCATTACAGACAAGTTATATGACACACACT